CAGAGTTACAGAGAACTCCTCAATTGCATCATTTGAACCCCAATCAACATCAATTGCGGTTATATCCGTTGGGAATAATCCTACAAACTTATATTTTTTTAATGTATTACCTGATTTACCATATTGAGTAACATCACCATCAACTGTGTAACCAAAAGGTGCAAGAGCAATTGGATTACGAATGTTCAAATTATGTGAATTAATTCCGTTCATCCATCGTTCAAAAGCGTTGCGTATCGTAAAATCTTCATCATTAATGACAGTGATTGTCCAGTCTTGGAAAGTTCTGTTACCTGCAAACTTTAATTCACGGCCAAAATATTGCACTGGTACCACACCGATAGTTGCACCTGGTAATTGTGCAGTCTTACACATAAATGTAAGTTTTGTTTGTGCATTTCCCGGAGCAGAGAAACCAGGAAAAGGCATAGAGACTTCAAACAAATTGGGACGCGCACCGTCCCCTACCATTTGTGCTCTAAAATTATTTACATTAAAAGCCATGTATTTTTCTCCCGTTCTCTATTTATTAAAACTTCCCAACAACTTCATCGAAGCTTACGCCTGTGCGAACTGCAACGAAGTTAAGTTGGATAAAGTTGATTGAGCGCGCAGGTTTAATATAGATATCGCCAACAAATTCGTTACGGTCAATAACTTCACCAGTATTATTGGTTTCGTCACAGACCACACGGAAGTCGGTAATACCACGGCGACCTTGAACATCACGCAAAAACGGCTCTACTATTGAAACAAACTGAGCTCTTGTGAATTGGTCATTAAATTCAAATAATGAAAAACGAGCCGCACGAGCAATTGCTTTTTCAAGGACAATGAACAAACGGCGAACATTGATGCGGTCAAACGCACTTGGTTTGCTTTGCATCGTCTTGTCACCAAAAAGAACTGTGCCTTCACCTTGGAAAGAAACAATTGGATTAATTCCTTTAACATACAAATCGTCACGATTTGTTTTAGTTGGATTATATGCCAACTTGATGATGTTTTTAATGATACCACGATTTAGACCACCCGGTGAGAACCAAGGATCTCTTTCTTGGTCGGTTCTTGCACACAGACCAGCAACATCACCGTTCAATGGCACCCAACGATACACATCGTTATACTTGTCGTATTGATACTTCCAATTATTATCAATAACAGCATACGAAGAGGATGTTAGTGTATTACGATAAGTAATGCTATCAGTAACTTCATTTCCAGCATTGTTTACGCAATCTGCTCTTTCTGGCGACAAAAACACCATGCAATCTTTACGGCTTCCTGCCATTGAAATAAGATCAGCAGCAATAGTTGCATTAGCGGGACCAGAAACAACCAATGAAATGTCAACTGAATCGGCATCATCAAAGGAATCGTATGCCGTTACCACATTAGCAGAGGAAATTGTACCGTCAGCACCCTTTACAAGAGATACTGTTACGTTGGAAGTTAAATTTGCAAATGCAATTGTTGAATTACCACCCCAATTAGTACCAGTCGATGGATGATCCATCCATTGAATATACTTTGATTTTTCTGCAATAACATTCTTATAAAAAGTTGAGCTACCTGAATCGTCTTTTCCATCAAGCGCTTTAGAAGCAAATGGAAATGTTTCAAGAACGGTATTTCTTGTTCCAGTAAACTTACCATCTTCATCAACAACAATTATGTGAAGCTCGTCATGGCTGCCGCCTTTATTTGATACAAATGTTGATGTGTTAGGTGCAGAAGTAAAACTGGAAGAAAATGACCAACCACTGAAGGTATTGCCGTCGCACATGGAAACTTTAAGTGAATTGCCAATCTCACCAGGATAACGTGCAGCAAACTCACCTACCGAGGCTTGACCATTTGAGAAATTGTTTTCCCAGTCATCTTCATTTTTAATCAAAATAGCAGTTGCAGAGCTATCCGCAATCGCATTGCGTGTAGATGCAATTGATACTGCTCGAACAATTTTTAAATTATTAGTATATGCAAGAAAGTTTGCAGCTGAGAACCAGTATTCATAATTATTGGAATCTGGCTTACCAAATTTGTCGGTAAGGCGAACTTCGTCAGAAATGGTGATGACTTCACTGGCTGGACCCCAAGCAAACGGCCCCGCAAACGCGCCAATGCTAGTGGCGACTGATGGCACAATTGTAGTCAGGTCAATTTCTGATACATTTACGCCTGGTGAGAGCTGAAATGCCATGGATTTCTCCTTTGATTATAGAACGATACTCGTTTTATTGTCTATTTAGTTTTTTATAAGTTTGAAGAAATATACCCTTTTTTGGTCCAGACATCACCGGAATCAACAAGAACTTCTTCTTTTCGACCATCATCAATAATTCCAACAGGAGTAAGATCTTCTTCTCCTAACAGATTTTGTTCTTCTAATAAAACCTTACGAATATCTATATTTGTTGAATCTTTGAAGTAACTTTGTGCAGTTAACCATGCAAATAAAACAAGACCCATTACAATATCATCAGTATTTCCTTCTTCGGCAGCAAAAGAATCTCTGACACGAACAAAGGTATTCAATTCGGCAATTGTGTCAAAATCTTGAATAAGCAACTTGTTTGATTCAACAAGAGTCTTTAAATTAGCACATCCAATTTTTTTGACTGTTTTTGTTGTCTTAATACCAAAACTAGATGTTCGTTTAAAACCTCCTGAAATTGCTTGACCTTTGATATGATGATGTTCAATTTTATAGATATTTTCATACTCTAAATCATAATGTAGGATATCAACGACCTGTTGACCCACATTGTTTGTCTCAATCAAAACAAATGCTTCGTTGTATCTTCGGCAAATAGAATAGATAATTGTTGGAAAAAACAACAAAGGTAACTTATTGTTCCTGTATTTTGCAACCTGTTTATATGGTGTTTCTGTTACATCAATCACATTAATTGTATGATAGTCTAATCCAACACCTTCTGAACAATCAACTGTGGCAATATACAAACGACCTTGTTTTGGTAATTCGTAGATATCAAAGTTTTCTTCTTGCCATGGTGGGTCTTTGAACGCAAGACTTCTTAATTTGACTCCAGAAATAAGCGTTGCTGTTGAGCCAAGAAATTCTGTTTCAAATTCCTGTCTAAATTGTTCTTCAGAGGTATTGCGAATTATTTCTTCTTTCCATTTTGCATCTCTGCCAGGTACCATTGACCAATGAACTTCAAGTGGTTTGTATAAAGAGCGACCCTCTGTTGCATCAATCCACATTTTATAAAAATGATTGAGGCCATATGGTGTTGAAACAATAATGACTTTTGTGGTTTGACCTGATGAAATAACAGGATACGTGGATGTAAAAAAGTCATCTGCCATATTCTTGGGAACAAAAGCAAATTCATCTAAAAAAATCAGATTATAAGTTCCGCCACGAATACCTGCGGCAGATGTTGCATATGCAAAAATCTTTGAACCGTTTTCAAGTTCAATATTCCTTTTGTTCCAAACAATAACACCCTGTTGAAGCCATATTGGAAGATGCTCATAGGCTTTTTGTAAGCGCGAAAGAATTTCTTGCGCTAAAATACCTTTATTGGCAAGAATTGCAATTGTATAATCTTCATTGAACAAAGCACACCACAACATGTAACCAACTGCCGTAGTGGTTTTACCAACTTGGCGAGGCATTTTACAAATAGAAAATCGATTCAAATGAAATTCATTAATCATATTTTCTTGAAAAGGCCACATATCAAAATCAATAAGGCCTCTATCAACATTAATAATTTTTACATATTTTTTAACAAAATAAATGGGGTCAGTAGAACATTTGATAAGTTCTTGTGCTTGCTCTTCGGTAAAAGAAATTTCAACGCCAATTTTTTTTAGATGCAGGTTTCCCAAATAACCATCTGCTATCATTACTCACTCCTCACTTTCAATAGTTTTACCAAATCTGCTGTGGAACCTACAAATACCGCTTTTTCTACATTCATATTTTTGACATTTGATGCTTCTTGTGGTGATAAATCTTTTCTGCGTTTTTGAATTTCAAGTAAATCTTTATTCAAATCCGAAAGGTTTTTAATAAGACCCGCAGCAACTTCGTATGCTCGAGGATGCTCAGATGCTTTTGCAACATTCAATAAATCATCCATTGCTTTGTTGCCTTTTTCAATTAAAGAACGAATGTTACACCGTGCAAATGCAGCATCATCATCAATTGCTGTTGCCGATAATGGGTCAACAGTAGCGACGGAAGTGGACTCTTTTACTTCGGTAACTTCAAATTCAATAGGTTCAACATTTAAAGCTTCCGATAGTTTTTCATTTAATTTTTTCATGTTGTATTCGGAAATTCAGTTATTGTCTCTGCAAAACCAAATTCATCATCTGGGTCAGTATCTTGTGGAACAGCAGTTGTTACAATTTCAACAACATTAATTGGATTTTTTTGTGCCGCAGTAATTGTATATTTTGCACGGCTATAATCACCACGAATGATATTATTTGCTTCAAGTAATTTTGTTAAACTTGAAATAATTAATGTTCCAGTATTTGAATTGCTAAAATACAATACTTTACCTGTAATTTCTCCACGATTTTGAACACGAATTGTTTCACCCGTTGTGAAATAATTGTTACCATTTGCATAATCAACAGTAACTTGTTGACTAAATTTATCGCGAGGTTCAATGTACATATTTGTAAACGCACGGCCATATGATATATTGCCCGCATTGGCAGTATTCGCATAAGCATCACCAATGAGTCCAATGTTACTTTTAACAGCTGGCCATAAGAATGATTTAACAGTAAACTGTAAATCCCAAATGATTAATCTGGTGCTTAGCATATCACCTTCATAATCTGTGGAAGAATTTACTGTATTTAATATGACGGGCATATCATATTTTTTACCCATTTCAGATATAAAATTTACTGTTACTGTAAAATCTGGAGTAAAAAATGGAAGAATTTGTTCAATGATTTGTGTACCATCCTCGGTATTTCTTACAAAAATGGACATTGAAAAACTAAAGTCATATGGTACGGGTACATATTGTGACTTTACATTTGTTGCCGTTTGATTGAAATTTTGTAATGTTGTTACTTGTTTTCGGCTAGAATCGTAGCTAATACTTGTCATTTCAAAAGATATGCGAGGTACAACTGTACTGACAGATTTTTTAAAATCAGGTTCGCTTGTAATGCGAGTGAGATATTTTTCTTTTGAACCATAAGATAGAGGAACTTTGAATTTTTCAAAAGAAGTTGCACCTGACTTATTATACCTTTGTAGGTAAATGTCATTAAAAAGTGTACCAAACGCAACAACAATTTTGCGTATTGTGCGATTGTAAAAATGTGCATTACCTAACATCAGGGCTCACCAAATGGGTTTATTTCAGTAAAGTCAATAATACTATCAGATTCCGTTTCTA